GGGGCCTACTCATCGGACGTGACCCAATGGGACGTTGGCTGTGACGCGGGCCTATTGAACTTCGATGTACATGTCATGCAACGTTCCGGATTCCCCAAGGAGTACGTTGAGGCCTACATTCTGAGGAGGCTTTCTTCTCGATCGCAACATGGTGTGATGGCCACAATGCAGAATTCTGGAGATAGGTTCACCTGGCCCCTCAACTCTGTGCGTCGCGCCGTGGTAACCTCGATTGTCTGTCAAGTTTTGGAGTCCGACACCGTGGCAATCAACGGCGACGACGCGGCAATTGACCGCGAGTGTCATGCCTTGCCTTTCCCCAACTCGCCTTGGGTTTTCAAGGATGACAATGGAAGCACTGTGGAGTTTTCCGGCTTCGAGCTGGGCTCCCACGAACCGACTTACTCAGCTTCCGGTCTCCACTACCGCACGATGATACTAATGAGTAGAGATCCCAGCGCGATGGACAAGTGGGTCAATTACCTTGATCTGCTACGCCATGCGCCTATCGACTCCCCGGAGTCAGTTGACGTTGCCATGTGTGCCAGGCAGCACATGCCTCCAGAGCTCTTCGCCGAATTTTTGCCTGCCCAGTACCGCCCACTGTTCCCCAACGTGGTGTTTTGAGGTTTTGGTCTTAATCTAACTTCACTTCTCTTCCCTTCTCTCTTCTTTCCGCAACTTTTCTTTGCTTAACCCAACTTGACCTATTTTCCTCTTTCACCCCGCCCGAGATCTGGCGTAAAACTGTCCTCACCTTTCTTATGGCTCAGGGATGGGCCTATACCGAAAAGTGTCTCCCATGGTCCCGCCGCGAGGCGGTCAGTGAGTATGAATTTCCGGGCAATTGCCGATTCTCTTGCGTGTCCACTGCTCAGAGACCGAGCATCCCACTGTGGGCTGTCCAGACCGATCGTCCAGGACGGGGGGAGGCCCCGTTGAAGACGAGGAGAGGGAGAAGATTGTCCCGAAGGTCGCCCTATTCTCATCCGGGGCCCCACACCGCACAACATTTCTGCGGAACTGTAACGAGCGCACGTCTGGCGGGCAAGCATCACACCTCACTCCTTTGGTGTGTCCCATTCTTGTCTGAAAGGAACGTTCTGCCAGGAGCGGAGAAATCGCTCGATTGAGATCGTTTCTGCTTTCCCTGGGGCTTCCATGATGTCCGTTGCAACCATCAAGAATATTCTTGCACAGGTTGAAGAGACGTCCTTCCATGTTGGGCATTTTACTGGCCACGTTATTTCGCTCACTCAAGTTCGTGTCATTTATCGCGAGCTTGATTCCCTTTTTAAGTCCAGTGTTCCACCACCACCACCATCGTACAGAGGAGCCGAGGCTTCCCTAGACATTGCCATAGAACTTCAGCAGCTCAGATCTGATCGTCTCTCTCTCGACCGACGCATGCGCGCTGCCGGCCCTGTTGACCGAATTCCTCTCAACAAGCAGATCGGCACACTTGATTCTCGCATCGCACGGCTGGAGAAGGCTCTTGTCTGAGTATGTCATCTGTCATTGGTGACACTGGAGAGCTGGTCAGCAAGACGATCGTTGCTAAGGCCACCCATCAGGTCACCGGTGTCTCCGGCAATTTTCACTTTCGATTGTCTGATGCCCCTGGCATCCGAAAGTACTTTGAGTCACACGCAAAGGTCACCATCACTGGTCCAGTCACAGCTCTCATCTCAGGCCCCGTGTCTTCTACAGTCGCTTCCACCGCTGCCATTGCCATCTGCCCCGACAAGTACAACAGCTGGCCGTCCACTGAGGATCAGGTGGTCCAGCTTCAAGGTTCTGATCGCGTTCAGCACTCCCTTCTCGTTCCCCCAACCTCTCTGGTGATCGTTTTTGGCAACGAGACAGCCGAACAGTTGAAACCACGCACGCTAGTTGATTACCCTCCAGTTGTTGTCGGCCATTTCACCATTGCTGGCGGCACTGCAACCTCTAACGCGTTGATTGTTCTCACTGTCCCTCTCACTGTTGAAGGTGTTGCGCATCACCGGACATGGTGATTACCGCCCCGGATGCTCTTGCTTGTGACTTGCCTACCCTCATTTCCCAACTGTTACCGTGGCTGCGCAATGACGATCAGCCAGCCCCCCTTGCCGCCTCCTCGCCTCGGACATACAAGGTTGGTAGATTTGTTCTCACCGGTTTCAATTTGGTCGTGCCCAGGGACTGCTTTGCCACCATTCGTGCTGACCGTCGCACTCGGCTCTTGCTCTACGCACGTGGGGCGAGGCCCAAGTTGCTGGCGCGTTTCGACTCAGATGTTGTCATTTCTCCCAAGGCATGTCCCCACGTCACTCCTTTCGATGAGGGCATTTTCCTTCTTCCCCACACTCATTTATTTGTTGAATCGTGCTCATTTACTGAAGCCTGATGGTGTTTTCCTTTGTTTACACACTCGGCAATTGAGG